GAGGGACGCAAAGCCGCTTGTGCTGGATAAGCCAGTCACCACAGGCCCCGTTGCCGAGAAGGCTGCGTCAGTCGCCAAGGCTGCGGGCATGTAGCGTTTCCCCTCGCAGCTAACCTCCCCTTGCTGCGGGGTCAACTGGGGTGGGCGTCAAGCTCACCCCCTTTCTCTGGTGACACATGACGCAGCCCTGGAAATCAAAGTTCAAGAACCAGCCGGTCGTCACAGACGAAGGCAGGTTTGCGTCCAAGAAAGAATACGCGCGCTGGTGCCATCTGAAGCTGCGCGAGAAGGCTGGCGAGATCAGCAAGCTGGAGCGCCAAGTGCGCTTCGCCCTCGAAATCAACGGCACACCAATCTGCACCTACATCGCTGACGCAGTCTTTTTTGAGGGGCAGCGCCGCGTGGTTGAGGACGTAAAGGGTGTCATCACCCCGGAATTCAAACTGAAGCAGAAGCTTATGAAAGCCATTTTGAACATCGACGTGGAGACAGTCTAATGGGCGGACGCCAATCAATGTTACCGACGAAAATGTGGACAGCCAGTCGCGAAGACAGCGAGTTCCTTGCAATGAAGATCCGCAACTATTGGTTTGCACGAGGCTTCACGGTGAAGACGGAAGTCTTCGGCCTGACGGAGTTGGGCGAGACAGCCCCAAGCGGGAGCCACATCTACAGCGTCCGGTCCAATATGGTCGGTGGCTATCCGAACCCCGATCCCAACGCGCCGATAAATGCGCCCCGAATTGCGCCCCGCAACGAGCATCAGATGGTGCGCGCATGAGGGATCTTACCGCACTGCTTATGGGCGATCCTGGCACTCACCCGCGCCGACAGCCGACAGAGGCTGAGAAGGCCCGCTGGCAGCAGCTAGGGGCTTCTCGCATTGACCCTGGACAGGGCCGAGGCTGGAGCGAACTGCGCTTGTGGAAGGTAGGCGAGGTTCGAACCTTCCAGACGCTGCGTGAGGCCAAGGCGAAGGTCAGCGGCCTGTATGTGAAAGGAATGTGCGGAAGCATCCGTACCAAGCCTGACGGCACGTACACAGTCACGAGGATGCACTGATGGCTGACGACTACGACCCCGCCGAAAACTCCCGCAAATCGTATGATGTGGCGATAGATGCCCTGCGGGAAAAGCTCGCTTCGTTCAGGTGTGAGCGGGTGGGGGATGCCACGCTGTATCTAGGTGATTGCCGGGAGATCCTGCCTTTGCTTCCGAAGGTGGATGCTGTGGTTACTGACCCACCTTATGGGATCAACTACGGAAAGTTGATGAAGGGGAAAGGTGACGGTCAAGGTGGGCTGGATAAGAACCGCTGGAAGCATTACGAGGCGTTTGATTGGGATGCCCAAAGGCCCGCGCCTGAGACTTTCGACGCGATTAGGGCGGCTGGGAAAGAGGCTGTTATCTGGGGGGCGAATTACTTTAGCGACCTACTCCCCCCGTCGATGCGCTGGCTTGTGTGGGACAAATGTCAGGAGTTTTCGCTTGCTGATTTTGAACTGGCTTGGACGAGCCAGAACGCAGCGGGGCGTACCTTTAGGTACTCCAGACCGGAAGCGCTGCGGGACGGTAGGCACCACCCGACCCAAAAACCTATTGAACTCATGGAGTGGTGCTTAGGCTTTCTCCCCAAAGCCCGCACCATCCTAGACCCCTTCATGGGTTCCGGCACTACAGGTGTTGCCTGTGCCAAGCTAGGGCGGAAGTTCATCGGCATAGAGTTGGAGCCGAAGTATTTCGACATAGCGGTAAAGCGCATTGACGACGCCTACCGCCAGCCCCGGCTTTTCAAGGACGAACCACCCAAGCCAAAGCAGGAGGCGCTGCTGTGAGCCGCTGGATTGAATTTGACCCCACGGGGAATGAGTTGCCCGCGCGTGCTGGCGTCTATGTGATTTTCCTTCACGGGAAGGCTGTTTATGTCGGTCAATCCCTCAACTTGAGGCAGCGGTTCTCAAGGGGTGGTGGCGGGCACAACATCAGGCACGGCTACGCGAAGAACATACACACGCCTTGGGGCGACTTTGAAAACGGCGGCGCGGACCAGTGCATCACCGGGAAATACAGAGTTCCACGTAGGTACGGCGAGCATTTGATGTGGGAAGCCAGGCTCATCATGAAGCTGCAGCCAAGGTTCAACCAGCGCGGCAAATCTAGGTGGGCAGCATGAGCAAGAGACCGTGGCTTAAATGGTATCCGTCTGACTGGCGTTCAGAGCCATCCCTGCGCATGTGCAGCCGCGCAGCCCGGTCCCTTTGGGTGGACCTGATCGGCCTGATGCACGACGCAGACCCCTATGGGCATCTGTTGATAAACGGCAAAGCCCCGACCACTAAGCAACTCGCGGCTATCCTTGGAGATAGCGAGAAAGAACTAAAAAACTTGCTGGTAGAATTGGAAAGTGCGGGAGTTTTTACCAAAACTGAGGCCGGGGTCATCACGTCACGCAGGATGGTCCGCGACGAAGAAAAAGCGCGGGAAGACGCCAAAAACGGAAGGCGTGGGGGCAACCCGTGGGTTAAGGGGGGGGTTAACCCCTCGGATAACGGGGGGGATAAAGCCCAGACGCCAGACGCCAGACGCCACGACTTAAAGCCCAATACTAGGGCTTTAAGTCGGGGGCGTCGGGCTGCTGCACAAACGCAAGCGGTTGCGCAGCCCGCCACCCCGACAGATTGGGCAGACGAAATCCCCCAGTGGTCAGACTTCAAATCAAAACTATCAGTCAGCGAATGGCAGGCGTGGTTCTCAACAACCCACCCCAACGGTTCCATCACCACCCTGGTTGTTCCTAGCGACTTTGCAGCCGCCCAAATCACGGGGCGTTACGGGTCACGGCTTCAGGCCCATTTCGGTGAAGCCTTCACGATAAAGGTTGGATCATGACGTTTGACGAAATCCTCGAAATCCTGAAGTCCGCAAAAACGGACTATCAGAAAGCCGCAGACCTGCACGCCGCGATTCAAACGGCCACCAGACCCTCTGCGCTGACTCTACAGCCCCAGAAGACACGTAAGGCGCGCACTGCTACCCCAAGACCCAAATCGCCCGCCAGTGACTCTCTGAATGGATTTGCGGGCCATGTGGATAACACGGTGTCCGATGCCAATTGAGTTCTGGAAAGCAAAAACTGGGTGGTTCTGGACTGCCCGTGCAGACAACGGAAAAGTGATTGCCGACAGTGCAGAGGTGTACTCCTCCCGTTCCAAGGCAGTCTCAGGCGCAATCGTGACAGCAGTGGAGTTGGAAGCATGGCTGGAAGAAGAAAGGCTGAAGAGCCGCAAGTCTCAGACTTCGGCACCCCAGAAGCGCGTCGTCAAGCGATCAAGGCCATCGAAGAGCAGCCAGACCCGCAAGACAGGGCGACCAAAAGGCTCCGCGTCGAAAACGACATGATCGCCTGGTACTTGGTCAGGGGCTACATCACCCAAGTCCAAGCTGACGCTTTGCGTAAGTGGCAGAGCGACGGGTACCTTGCTGGGCTGCTGCCAGCGTGCATCGGCGGCTACGGCCAGACCGTCAACGGCGGAACCACTGAGTTTAGTGACATGCGGGTAGCTGCTATCGCTCGACGGACCAACGCTATTATCTTCCTGACCAACTTGAGCCGTCACGCTGTGCCTATGGTGGATGCAGTAGCGATCAACGGCAAAAGCGCAGGGCGGTGGATAATGGAGCATGTGGGTGGATCACCCCACGAAGCACTTGTGTGGCTCAAGAGATTCACGGATGCTTTAGCCCGCCACTATGGATTAGCACGATGAGCCACCGGGGAACCTTCACGACCGAGTACATCTATTGCGACAATTGCGTGGAGGCTATTGCCGAGGCGCTTGACGGGTACAGCCCAAGCATCGGGAACCCATACGGATACGTTCAGGGGTTCTTTAAGGACATGAGCGCGGCTGAAGGCTATTGGATATTCCACAACGCCTTGAGCGAGGCGAAGATATGCAAAGGCCATCATCCGAAGATCGCTGTGTTTTGGGAAGGCAGGCCGGGAAGGATTATAACCCTGCCCATCAAGGACGGAGAGTTCTGATCTAATCCAAATATCATTGCGCAGCAAAAAGCTCTAACGTAGAAAAATGGAAGTGGTCGGATTGCGTACTGATTCGACTTAGAATAAACAGCCGCCCGGGTAACTCTGGGCGGTTTTTGCGTTGAGGAGTGCGGTTAGTGGCTGACAGGACCATAGTCTTAGCCACGAACAAGCGCCATGCCGTCCGGGGCCTTACTGTCGTCAACCCGCAAGAGTTTTCCGCCTACCAGGAAGACAACGACGAACTGACATACGTCGTCGACATGTCCAGCTATCTGGACGGCGCGACTATCAGCAGCGTCACCCGGACACCTTCAGGCGTCACGGTATCCAACACCAGCAACACCACTAGCAGGCTAACCCAGAGGCTCAAGGGCTTCGGGTACGTTGACTTCAAGGTCACGACGAGCAGCGGGGACGTGGAAGAGTTCAGGATCGGCATTGTCCCCCGTGCCGGGTCTTCTTTTTTTTTGGAGACTATAGCTAGCGTGCCCCAGAACACCGCCCAGCTTTACAATGTCGTGCAGGATGTAAACGCATCCAACATTGACAGCGGGATTGCGTGGGTCAGGACGCAGGGTTACTACGCGGTTGGGGATGGCGGCGGGGCGCTTTACAAGCGGGTATACACTACTCCGAGCCACGGGGCTTACATCACAAGCAATTCAGCAACGGCTTATTGGGAGCTAGCAGAGTTTCCCTACAATGTGCGCGCGGCTGGTGCTAAAGGCGACGGCGTTACTAACGACAGGGCGGCGATCCAGGCTGTTATTGACTTAGCAGCATCTGGCGGCGGCGAAGAGATACACGTTCCGGCTGGGACTTATGCCATAGCCAGCAGCCTGACGCTAAAGAACGGCGCGATGTTGCGCGGTGTCGGGGAAGAGAGCGAAATTCTATGGGCTGGTTCAACTGGCGCGGTCATAACCAGCGCCAGCGCAGCGGTGCTAGTGTCTGCGGGCCTAGTAAACCTGAAGATTGACGCGGTAGCGGCCACGAAAATAATCGAACTTTACGGCCCGTACAAATGCACGCTGTCCGAACTGCATTTAAAGGGGACCTCTGCAACCGCAGTCGCAATTGACATACGGGCTGACAGTTCAGCGGGAACTAACCCTGCAGGCAACCGCAATGCCGCATTCAACACCGTGGCAAACATTCTGCATGACGGGACTTGCGGCACATTCGTAAGGCTGATCGGCCTGGCGGGAACACCTCAAGTGGTTACGCTGAACACGTTGCACGACTTATCTGCAACAGACGTTAAAGTCGTCGGCATTGATCTTGCGGAATGGTGCGACAACAATTTCTTTAGCGGTGTGTGTCGGGTATCTCTCACGGCCAACAACGCTATCGGGGTTTACCACACATCCGCGCACGCATCGAATAACTTGGGCGTGTATGCCAACAACTTCGACTTGCTGGCCGTCGACACTTTCGGCTCTTTGACCGGGCGTGTCGGCATAAAAATGAACTACACAAAGTTCAACGTGGTCAGCTTCTATTTCAACGAGCCAATTGCAGAAGGTGGATCGCTCGTCACAACGTCGAACAGCCTAAGTTACGATATTGGGCAGATCGTAGCCTCTTCAAACTTCTATGAGCGCATCGTCCGTGGCCGCGCCACCTATGAGCATGATTCGAACCACCTGCGGCTTCTGTCAGTCGACGGGACAAAGGACTGGGGCATCAACGTTGACTCAGCTACGGGCAACCTTCGCGTGACAAGGGTTTCTGGCTCTGGTGTCGCTACACTAAGCAATCTGCAGGTTGTCGCCAGCGTCGGGTTCAACAACACGTCCCCCGTTGCGAAGCAAACTGTGACAGGCTCACGAGGTGGCAACGCAGCTTTGGCGTCATTGCTGACCGCACTGTCCAATTACGGCCTCATCACCGACAGCTCAAGCTGACGCAATAATATTTCAACATCAACGACATAGCGAAGATAAAATGGCTGGCAACGGCAACTCAGGACAACGCAAAGACAAGTTGATCCGCGAGGCTCTCATGCTGGCAGCTCATCGCGTGCATGATGAAGACCCACAAGGCCGCAAGAAGCTTGCTGTCGCTGCTGCGAAAGTCGTGGAGATGGCTGTTGCTGGCGACCTCGCTGCATTCAAGGAAATCGCTGATCGCATTGACGGCAAGGCCCCGCAGAGCCTGGACGTAACAACGACACATGAGCGCGCAGTCTCAGAACTCACCGACGCAGAACTTGCAGCCATCGTCTCAAGTCGTGGAAGCAGCAACGGAACTGCTGAAGAGAAGGCAGGCAAGGCAAAGCCTAATCCAATTCACTGAATACACCTACGACCGCTACAAGACCGCTAAGCATCATCGCATAGTTGCCGAGCAGCTAGAGCGGGTCATGCGCCGCGATGTAGACCGGCTCATGCTCCTGATGCCTCCAAGGCATGGGAAGACAGAACTGGCTTCAAGACGATATCCAGCGTTCTGCTTAGGGAACTTCCCGCATCGCCAGATCATCGCAGCGTCCGCCTCTGCTGAATTCGCGGCCGATATTGGCCGTGAGGTTCGAAACATCATCAGGAGCGAGGATTACAGTCGTCTATTCCCTGAAGTCCGGCTGGCCGAGGATAGTCAGGCATCTGCTAGGTGGCACACAAACAAGGGCGGGATCTTCTACTCGGTCGGTGTGGGGTCCCAGATTCTCGGCAAGGGTGCTGACGAGTTCATCATTGATGACCCGTTCGGTTCAATGGCCGACGCTCAGAGCGAACTAGAGCGCAAGGCAGTCAAGGAGTGGTATCAGGGCAGCGTTTACAACCGGCTTCAGCCTGGTGGCGCTATCATCCTGATTAACCACCGGATGCACGAGGATGACTTATCGGGCTTCCTGCTCGAACAACAGAACAACGGCGGCGACAAGTGGGAGATCATCCAGCTACCCGCCATAGACAGTTCCGGGGCGGCGCTCTGGCCGGAAGCTTACCCTATCGAAAGCCTCGACCGCATCCGAGCGAACTCGCTGCCCCGGTTCTTCTCTGCGCTCTTTCAGCAAGATCCGCAGCCTGATGAGGGCACGTTCTTTAGACGCGAGTGGTTCAAGACCCATGACGAGCGGCCCAAGACCAACCTGTTCATCACTTGTGACTTCGCTGTTACGGATGCGGGCGGTGACTGGACTGAGCTTGCCGTTTGGGGCGTTGGTCCCGACAGCACCATATATGCTGTCGATTGGTGGCGCGGCCAGACTGATGCGTCGGTCTGGATCGAGCGAATGCTTGATCTCATGGCCAAGCACAAACCGCTTACCGTATTCGCTGAAGGCGGCGTCATTCGCAGGGCCATCGAGTCTGTCCTGAAGAAGCGGATGGACGAGCGCAAGGTCTGGTCCAGCATCGAATGGGTGGCAAGCATCCACGACAAGCCGACACGCGCTAGAGCGTTCCAGGCATTGGCGGCTAATGGCAAGGTGAGCTTCCCCAAGTCCCCTTGGGCTGGCGAAGTGGTGGATCAGCTTATCCGCTTTCCGGCTGGCAAGCATGACGACGCGGTTGACTGCTGCAGCTTGATAGGCAGGGCGGTCTACGAGGCATGGCCTGCGTTGCTCACCAAGGTCGATAGCTCACGCAACCCTGTCGACAGGTACACGAAAAACAGAAGTTTGGCCGCTCAGGGCGGATGGAAGACAGCATAAATGGCAAAGCGCAAGATTGCAGACCAGAAGGCCGAGGATAACTACCTCGAAACGGTAAAGCGCAAAGCCACTGTGTCCATGGACATGCTGGACGCTGCAAGGCGTGCGGCTCAGGTCTTCCAGCGTTACTATGACGGCGACCAGTTCACCGACAACGAGCGCCGCATTCTTGAGGCTCGTGGTCAGCCCGCGCTTGTTTTTAATCACGTGAAGCCCGCCGTCAACGCCATCATTGGCATCGTGGAGCGTGGCCGCACAGATCCCAAGGGCTGGGGCCGAACCCCACAGGACCAAGAGGCTGCTGAAGTAGCCACGGACGGCCTGCGCTACGTCAGCGACGTGACCCGGTTCAATGCGACAGCGAGAGAATGCCTGCAGGACTTCCTCATCTGGGGCGTAGTCGCTGGCATCAACGAGATCAACGAGGGCCAAGAGCCTGGCATTCGGCGCATCAGGCCTGAAGAGTTCTTCTACGACCCGTACAGCCGCGACAGGGACTTCTCAGACGCGCGCTACATGGGCATCGCGAAGTGGATGGATGAGACTGACTTAGTCGATCTCTACCCGGACGCTGAAGACAAGATCAAGATGTCCTTCGACAGCGCGACAACGGGTGATTCGTTTCAGGATCGGCCCCGCGACGGTTGGTCATGGATTGACGTGAAGTCCCGCCGTATCATGTGCTTTGAGATGTATTCTCGCCGTGGTGGCATGTGGAACCGGTGCGTGTTCGTGTATGGCGGTGTCCTTGAAGAAGGCCCAAGCCAGTACCTCGACTCCAAGACCAAGCAGCCGCGCAATCCTATCCTCGCTCAGTCTGCATACGTCGACATCGACAACCAGCGGTACGGCGCGGTCAAGGATATGGTCAGCCCGCAGGATGCGATCAACAAGGGTCGGTCGAAGGCCATCCATCTGCTGAACGTGGCCAAGCTTCGGGTAGAGCCTGGGGTTCTGGACGTTGACGCGGTTCGCAAGGAATGGGCCAAGCCTGACGGCATCATCGAGGCCCGCGAAGGGCAGATTGAGGAGTTGGGCGACAGGCAGCTAACGCCTGCCCACCTTGAACTGCTCCGCGATGCCAAGGAAGAGATGCGCCGCCAGTCCCCGACACCGGGCATTGTAGGCCGTAGCGGTCAGTCTCAGTCGGGCAGGGCTATCCTTGCCGAGCAACAGGCGGGCATGACAGAGCAGGCCCCGTTGCTGGCTGGCTTCGACGATTGGAAGCTGCGCTGCTACCGCGCCATGTGGGAGAGCATCAAGCAATTCTGGACCGCGCCTAAGTGGATACGTGTGACTGACGACGAGAACGCCCCGCGCTTTGTTGGGCTGAACATGCCGGAGCCTGTGATTGACCCTCAGACGGGCCAGATGCAGATCGACCCGATGACGGGCCAGCCTGTCATGCAGTCGAATAGCCCTGCTGACATGGACGTGGACATCGTCATCGACTCCACGCCTGACACTGCGGTTATCCAAGAGGAGCAATTC